TCAAAGAAAGCCGTTATTTCATGAGACCCATCAAAAGATTCCGATCTTGTATGATCTGGCTTATATTTAAGTTCAGGATATGCTGCGGCATATTTTTCCAAAACTTCACGTGGTATCAGCATAAATCCAGTGCCTGCTTCATTTACTTCTACAGGCTCATCAAGCCTAAATTCTTTTTGACCTTGTATTGGATTAAATACATAATCGCCAGTATAAAAGTTTAAATCAAAAGGATTCTCAGCTTTGCCCTGTTCAACCGCTGCTTTTACTTTTTCCCACGAAATAGTCTTTTTAGGATAAGGACCAGTCATGACTTCGTATTGATCTGGATATGTTGTTTGAATACCCAAAAGAGAAAGAACATCGTTTGGTCTAAATCCAATATCAGAGTCAACAAACATAAGATGAGTACAATCAGATCTTATAAATTCGTCTACAACATAATTTCTTGCCCTTTGTACTAAGCTTTCATTAAAAAGATAATATACTCTTAATTCTATACCATATTGAGCACAAAGTGTTGATAAGTCATTCGTTGCTTTACAGAACAAACCTGCACATTGACCACCATACATTGGAGCTCCAAGAAAGATTTTATATTGTCTTAAATGTTCCGCTGTTATCTTGAGTTCCATTTAAATTCCTTCACTGTTAATCATTCATAATAGGTTCGTCTAGAGACATTTTGTATATCGGTGGTAGACCTTCTTCACCTAATAGTTTGCATTCTTCCGAACAATACCAAACTTTATTATTAATTATGCGTCCACACCAAGTATCTATTGCCTGAAAAGAACCATTTTCCATAGGTTCAAAAAACAAATGTTTCTTTTCACACGCCATTATAAAATGTCTAAATCGTTTTCGGCGCGATGTATTTGTTGAAAGCGTAATACGTCAGCTAAGATATCCCACGAACTATCATGCTTCTTAAATACTGTATCCCATTTTTCTTCATTTGTCAATGGTGGAAACCCATTTATTTTTGGAAAGTTTAACTTTGCGTCAATATATGTACGAGTATCTCGAACTCTCCAATATTTAAGATATTCTTCAAGATGAAGTAATTTGCCTTCAGCTTCAAATATGCGAGCAAGAATGATTGGATCGAACGTATTTGAACGACTCCACCAATAATCTATTTTAGGAGACTCAATTAAAAACTCGTGAAATTGTTTTACAAAATCTTTTACCGTAAGATCCGATTTCTTAGGAGATATGTTTGCACGCACGTCGGCAGCCTGTTCTTCCCAAAAAGCAAGAGTCGACCTATCAACTTCCCAACCATAATTTGTTACTTGATCTTTGACTGACAGTTTAAACTTTCGAGTTAAACTAATACTGTCTAAACCATATGGATTTGAAGATAGCATTCTATCCATATCAAATACCATAACAGAACAATCAATTACGGCGCAAGTTCGTGCATCCTTGCCCATTGTTTCAAAGTCAATTACTAAATGTTTGCTCATGCAAAAAATTCCTCAAGTGTTGCTCGATTTACCGTACCACGAGGATCGTTTTCAACTGTCTCTTTGTGATTGTTTTGTCTAAAGAAATTTGTATCAGATAACGGAAGTTTACCTTCAATAAATTTTAAGATTTCAGTATGAATATCACGAGATGTTGGAACAGGTACGTTCTGTGCAATATGATTCACTTTTGGCAGTCCACCAACAAGTTCAAAGTCGTGTGGGAAACCCATCATATGTAAACACTCACGAATAGTCAAAGATCTTTCGTGCACCGGATGAATTGAATCTACCATATTACGACCAATAACAGCATTCATATATTCACCAAAAACATGAACCGATCCGTCCCAAATGCCTTTACCCATTCCAAACTTTTTAATAGCGTGTTCAGACAACTTAATACCTTTTTCATCACCAATATCTTTGAACCATTGATTTGCTTCAGGCAACAAACCTTTACCATTTACATAGTTAAAGGTTGACTTTACGTTTGCCTCAATACAAAGTTCACGAGGATCGCGGTTTGTTTTCATTTTAATAAATCGCCAATAAGGTTCGGTTGCAACACCGTCATTTACAATTAAGTCTTGTTGTAATGCGTCAGGTGGTACTCGATTTAAATGCTCAAGGAATGTTTCTCTATCGCGTTTATACCAACTCATAATTGGTGACGTTTCAGATTTCCATCCAATTGCAAAAGTACGATCTCGAGCTTGAGGCAAACCGTGATACTTAGTTGACGTTTTATATAATGTCAAACTATATCCTCTTTCTTTACAAATGTCAAATAGATTATGTGCTACTCCACGACCTTTGTTTGTATAAAGAGCAGGAGCATTTTCAACAACTACTGCTTTTGCTTCAAATTTATCAATACCGTCTTTAAATACTTCATACATATATTCGTTCTTTGCACAATTAGAACCTTTAACCTCTTCAGATCGGCCTGTATTCAATTGTGATAAAGCAGCACAAGGAGGAGTACCCGAGATTACATCAACTTTGTGTTTTGGCATTGGGTTTGCTTCATTGAGCACAATATACTCAAGGCCGCGTTTCTTTACGTTGTTTTGATAGTTTATGTAATGAGAATCGTTTGCTTCAAAACCATCGTATGAATATATTGCTACAGGTGGTTTTCCAAACGCTTTTTCAGCACCTAACATTTGTCCACCAATGAGTGGCACAAGTGGTGCCCAAGTTAAATTTGTCATAATTTACTCCGTTTATAATTCTATATTGGCATAATCTCTTACATACTTTTTAACTTGATTATGTAAGAAAGTACCGTCAAACAGATCGTCTTTGTCAAAGAATTGCCAAAGAACATCAAGTATCTTTTCACGCTCATCGGGATTTGCTTCAAGATAATCTATCTTTTCCCACATATCCTCAGGGCTATTTATACGTAAAATATCAGGTACGTCTAAGATCTTTTCAGTATCATAACCTGGGTGAAAGAACGGAATAATACCGTACATAATCATTTTCCAAAACTTTTGAGTTACAAAGTTTCCTGTTGGCTGATGCGGTGGAGGAATAATTGTATATTTTGTCCTAAAGAATTCGTCCTCAACTTCAGCAATACGTTTTTCTTCAAACATATCAGGATGTTCATTTGTAAACTCTTCAGCCCATTTACCATATACCTTAACGTCTGTACGACCTTTATCAATAAACCAATCACGAATAAACTTATCTCGAGATTGTCCACCATTCAAACCAATCGTAAAGAGAATGTCTTTATTAATATTCCGCCAATCTGTTTTCTTTTCATCAAGCATAAAGATTGTTTCAATACCTGCGTATGAATGATGTTCATATACTTCTACAGGATTTAGGCTATCTTCATATGAAGGAATGCGTTTTGTTTTAAACTTACCTTCGGTTTGACTCATTACAACTTTTGGTTCGTTTAGCATATCACGAGCAATAGACGGAACATATTTAGGATCACCACACAAACCAATCCAAGGAATTTGTGTTTCATTTAATGTGTTCATAATAGGACCGTAATAAAGCACAAACATATCAAGAGACTTTGCAATGCCTGAACCATCAAGACGCATAATACCTTTATCAGGTATACCTACGTTTGGCATTGGCCCATAATAAATTAATCCTAAATCAAACTTAAGACCTAATCGTTGAATCTTTGCCCATAACCAATTATGTGGTAATTCTGTTATATTCCTATCCCAATCGTCAAATAAGTCAATGATATTTGATGGAACTGTTTCCTCTTCCTCTTCTCCGAAGAATGCACTTAAAGTTGCATTACTTTCCTTTTTACGGACGCGCTGTAAATCAGAACGTCCAATCAAATAAAAGTTATGTTCAGGATATTTTTTTGCGAGCATAGTATACATCATTGGTGCTTCTTCATCACCATTTGTCATACTACGCTTGTCTTTGTCAAAATAGATTGAGCGGCCGATCTTACCAATTACAATATTCATTTTCACTTCCCCACTTATATAACAATTGCTTGCCAAGATAATACAAGTACATAGAATAAGGATACTCGTGTAAAGCAGCAATATTCAAATAGATTAATGCAGTTAGGATCTTTGTTCTTTCAACACAAAATCCATTACTATTTAGCCATTTGTAATACTCCTGCTCAACATCAACAAGAGTGGAAGGACGTAAAATATCAATAGTAATATTTCCGGTATCATCATATGAAACTGTAAAATAATCGTTATGAACCATTGAATGTGATACGATTAAACCATGATTGAATTTTGCAAAATCATAATAAGCGTCGCCTATTTCATAATTGCCTTTACCAAAGTTTTGTCTCCAATCAATTAGAATAGGATTATTTTCATCATTAACTAAAATATTCTCATTATGAAAATCACCATGGAATGCAGTAGCAAATGGATTTTCACAAAGAAGGTCCCAATTAATATTATCGAGTAATACAGCGCAAGATGGAATTGCCATTCCATTAACTGTTGTAGCTTTATCCATTACTTCGTATTTTGTATGAAATAAATCAACACGCTCTTTTGTCTTTTTTTCATAAAAATCATAACAAGATGCAATCAATTCTGGTGTTGCTTCAGTATGATTTGGCTGCCACATCTTTTCGTTAATTGTATCAAGAATGTGATGCATCATATTATCGTTAATCTTTTTACTCAAGATATCGCCATAAACCATTTTATAAACATATAAGTTTTTGTCATACGATATAATTTTTGGAAATAAATCTTTGTGTAATACGTTTAGTCTTTGGATCCTATCAGCAATGAATGCTTCATCAACTGAGAACTTAATTACGTCATCACCGTTAAACCAAATAGCTTCGTTTTCTTTTTCAAGAATATTAAACCGACCGTCGTCAAGTTTCTCACGTGTTTGCTGCAATGAATCCATATTACCAATATCACACCAAGATGCAAACTCAAATGCAGTAATATCATCAAGGGCCTGCATACCGTATGACTCACCCATTCTAACGGCCTGTGGATCATCCATTGTATCCCAAAAGGTATCATAGTCACGAATACCTGCAAGACCAATATAGGTATGGTTTGCATTGTCAACGCCTTTTGGATTGATTGAATTAACTTTTTTGTTTGAAATATTTAAAGTACGATATTGAGAATTGTCTCTACCTGTATTTGCCCAACCCATCCAATTACCGTAATTTGTTGGATCAAGATTACAATCGTCAGTAGGAATAACTGTATCGTTTGGTACAAAGATAAACGGACATTGCAGTTTATGTCTTGCACAATTCAAAGAACGACCTAATCCTGACTCAGGGCCGTCCCATACATCAACTTCAACAAATGAAATATTCTTATTAGGATAAAAAGCTTTTACAACCTGCCTTGTGTAATCACCTTTGTATCCTAAAAGAATAACAATTTCTTCGGCGTCAGGAAAGTTATCAATGACGTGAGTGATAGCAGGACGATTATTGATTGTCACCAATGCTTTATTCATAAACTTGGTATACGGACCAATTCTTGATCCGATACCTGCCGATGGGATAACTACTTTATACATGCATCAATTCCTTAATCTTCATACTATTATTATAAACTGAATCGTCAGTTTTGTAAATAGTTGATGTGCCGCCAACAAAGAAATTTGCGCCAGCTTCAATTAGACGCGGAATTGTATCCCAACCAACACCACCATCAATTTGAACAGTGATAGGTTTATCAATTCTATTAAGCAATTCAGGAATCTTTTTATAAAGTACTTCGGGTTTTGAAGTTTGTTTTAGTACGCCAGGATGAATACCCATAAAGCAAACAAAGTCAAGGTCAAGGTGATTGATACAGTTGGCAGTTGTTGCAAGTGGTGACATTAAGTTCAATGCAATACCTGCTTGTTTGCCTTGACCGCGGATCTTATCAATAATGCGAGCAGCATTCTTTTCGTTATCGTCAATGTGAAAAGTAAATGTTGTGATTGCGTCAATGTCTGCAAATTGGTCAATTGCAAACTCAGCGTCTTCAACCATCAAATGACAATCCTGTTTCATATCAGGAAAACGATCCGAAAGGAAACGACTGATCTCAGGATAAATGCCATAACGAGGAACATAGTGGCCATCCATAATATCCATATGCAAATAACGATGGCCCATATCATAAAGTTCTTGTGTATCACGCTCAATATTCAATGGATCCATACAAACAACGGACGCACAAAAGGTAGGTTCTGTAATCATATCTTACTCCAAAATTGAATGGTTGTGTGTAATCTCATCACGATTCAAATCTAATTGACTTACAACTTGCTCTGCAACATAATCAAGCATAAGCATTGTGTATTGCTCATAAATTGATTTCATTAACTGGTGCGAATCAACTTTAGGCATTATGACAAGTTGATCTGATAGTTTTGCAATTGTTGACTCAGGATTTGTAGTGATTGTGATTATATATGATCCAGCATCTTTTGCTTGTTGTGCATACAAAATATTCGTAGGTGTTTCACCTGAACTGCTGTTAATAATCACAACAGCATTTTCATCAATTCGCGGTAATGTTGTATCGCCAATGAAATAAGCTTCGTAACCAATATGTGACAAACGCATAATATGAGCTCGTAAAGAATAACCCATACGCCCAGCACCAATACCTACGATTTTATAACTTTTATTATATGCTTCTTTAAGTTCGTTAACCATGTATTGGATACCTGTTGTTTCCAACCACATGGAGTCAAGTTCTTTCATAATTTCTTTCATTTGTTATTATACTCCAAAATATCTATAGCAACTTCTAATAAAACTCCACGGCCGCCACCTACTTTTGTAACAACGTCAGCTAAAATCCTTGCACGCTCTGTACCGTCGGCTGGTGCATAACCACGCTCAACAGCTTCAAGAACAGGCGCATCATAAAAGCCATCACCAACAAATGCAGTACCTTCAAAACCGTGTGTGTTATTTATGAATGCTAAACGCTCGGCTTCTGTAACAA